CGATGAAATGCGTGAGCGTTACGGCGAGGATTCAAATGCATTCCGCATACGTGTGCTAGGTGAGTTCCCTATGGCTGATGATGATACGATTATACCGTTTCATCTCGCAGAGAGCGCAATACACCGTGATATTGAGATTACGCCTGACATTAGACCTATATGGGGCTTGGATGTTGCTAGGTTTGGCACAGATAAGACTGCATTGTGCAAAAGGTATGGCAATGTTGTAACTGATATTGAAGCGTGGCAAGGCTTAGACTTAATGCAGACTGTGGGCAGAGTAATGGCTGAATATGATAATTTATCGCCAAGCCTACGCCCAAACGAAATACTTGTGGACAGTATCGGCGTTGGCGGCGGAGTAGTTGATAGATTACGTGAGTTAGGCGCTCCAGTGCGTGGAATTAATGTTGGCGAAGCGCCTGCTATGGGCAAGACTTACATGAATCTGCGCAGCGAGTTATGGTTTAAGACTAAAGCGTGGCTGGAAGACAGGTCATGCAAGCTGCCAAAAAATGATCAGCTCCTAGCCGAGCTAACTGGCATAAGGTACGCATTTACCAGCGCAGGCAAGATGAAGGCTGAGAGTAAGGACGCGATGCGCAAGCGTGGGCTAAAATCGCCTGACTTGGCGGATGCATTATGTTTAACTATGGCATCAGACGCAGCCACAGCCCTGTCTGGCGCAAGTGTGAGCTGGAATAGGTCTATCAAGCGAAACCTTAAAGGCATTGCATGAATAAAAAAAAATTCGACAATTTGTCACCTAAGATGAAAAATTTAATGATGAATAAGTGGATTAGAAATTATATGAGCCGAGGCCTATCTTTGGAAGATGCACAACACGCCGCCCGCTGGAGAGCTGGAACGTGGAAGCTATCAGATAGAATGCGTGTGGTACTAGCTAATATGGAAAAATTGTGATAAGTTCAGTTAATATATTAAATAGGCTAGGATTATGGCACAAAATAAATTTTTAAGTTTTCTTAACTCGCTAGATAAAGGTGCAAGCGATAGAAACAGCATTACTGAGTTTTTGGCTAATGTCTTAACACCCGGCGACGAGATGGAATATGTTAATGGATCGCTTATGACTACTGGCGGCAAACCTGTAGAAAATATTGGTGAAAAAACATATTACGGCACGCTAGGCCAAGCTAACTTTGCTGGCAATGATCCTGTCAAAGAAGGTTTGCTGTCAAAGATGACTGAAGCGCCTGCAAATACTAAAAGAAAACTTGGTTTACTTGAGACTAGCCCGCCGCCACTAAGGTCAAGCCAAGCGCCTAGCTCAGATATTTCTCCTTTTACCAGTCTGCTTCCATATGAAGACATGCTTCAATTGCAAGATATGGCGATACCAAACAAGCAAGGTTTTGTTAAATACCTGACAGATATGTATAATAGAGACCCACAAAATTATTCTTATAGCATGTCACAGCCTGACGGATTAGCTGCATTGGCTAGAGCTTTTAATACAATAAGTATGGCAGAAAGTTTTCTTGACTAATGGGCTTACTAGATCAACAAAGGCCAATGAGTTTCTCTGGAAAGAGAACGGCGACGCCATACCAAGGTATTACAGCAATGGACGCCGCAAGATTTGTAGCTGAAGCCACGCCTATCATTGGCGACGCTATGGCAGCCAAAGAAGTTTACGACGAATTACAAAAGCCAGACCCTAATTATGCAATGGTGGCAGCTCTAGGCGGCGCAGCTCTCGTTGGATTAGTCCCCGGCCTTGGCGACGCTATGGCTGCCGGCATTAAGAAGGGCGCAAGGGGATTACTTGATAAAGCTAAACGGATTGAAGTTGATCCAAACGCGCTGGGCATGTCTTTTGGTAATATAAAGTTAAATCCTAAAGCTGACCCAACACAAACAGGCTGGACGTTTAGAGATGTAGAAAAACCCACATTAAATAAAGAAGAAAATCGACGTGTATCAGCACTTACTTCTCGTGTTGAGGAAGTGCCGATTAATCAGATTTATGCTACGCAACCTACAGTAAACCCAGATTTCTCTACTACATCTTCTAGCGCTGGTGAGTTGCCCTTTGTCGTTAGAAAAAACGGAAAAATGTTTGTTCAAGATGGACATCATAGGTTGACTAAAGTGGCGGAAGAGGGCGTGCAAAATGCAAAAGTGCGTTTTATTGATTTAGATGGCGCTGACACATCGACGCCACTGCTTGATTACGATCCAAATTTTAATTCAGAGGTTAAAGGTATACTTGATGCTCTTTCTAGCCCATCACTACCCAAGCCTAAAAATAAAGCAGAAAAAACTGCAAAAGAAATTCTAGAGCTACGCGCAAAGGGTGAGGCAAAGTATGTTACTGACGAAATGATGTCTATGGCAGACCCACAATATATGTTTAATAACACGCCGTTAAATATGAGTGAGGGCGCTAGAAAGTTACGAGCTGACCAGCTTGGCTATAACAAAGAATTATTTCATGGCGGACAAGGTGGAATAAAAGCTATGGATGCTGACATAGCTGGCGGTCAAGATTACGACACTGGCATTTGGAGTACAACAGATAGGTATAATGCGAATAGGTATGCTGGAAGCCCAACTGAAAATCCTACTGCTGGTCGAGATTTTTCAACAGATGCTTTCAATCTATACGATGATAGAGGTGCAGTTTACCCATTGTTAGGTAAAACAGATAATTACGCAAAAACAAATTTTGAAGGTGCAAATTGGGGTGACGCCCCAAAGTACGCTAGAATGAATTTCAAACAAGATGGAATACCTACTCGTAAAAAAATATCAGATATGACACAAGATTGGGCATCTTGGGCATCATCTCCAGAGGCGGCTAGGGCGGCAAGAACTACAGATAGTAGCGGATTACTTATTAAAGATGTCGTTGATATTGGAAGTCAGTTTCCTCACCCAGATCATATTGGACTAAGCCCAGAGATGGCGACAACAGCAGTTACATTTGACCCAACAACATTAAGGTCAAAATTTGCAAGATTTGATCCAGAATTTAAACATTTAAAAAATTTAACTGCTGCTGGATTATTAGCACCGGGTGTATTGACCGCTATGCAAGAATATAAAAAACAACAAGAGTTAGAACGTGGGCTACTATCTTATTAATAAATATGTTATACAGAAATAAACTGAGAGTTGAATAATGCCAATTACAACATATGCAGAATTAAAGACAAATATTGCAGATTTTCTGAATAGAGATGACTTAACATCTGTGTCATCTACGTTTGTCTCACTCGCAGAAGCAGATTTAAACAGGCAAATCCGTCATTGGCGGCAAGAAAAGCGCAGCACAGCCGAGATTGACACGCAATATAGTGCAATACCCGCAGATATGCTCGAAGTTATACGGTTTTATATTACAAGCGGAGATACACGCCCACTTGAGCTAATATCACAAGCAGAAATGCTTGATCGTAAGTTTAGAAACCTAAACACGAGCGGGCAACCAGCATATTATGCAGTTACAGCAGGTGAATTAGAGGTTTATCCAGTTCCAGATGGCACATACACGTCAGAATTGTATTATTTTGGTAAAACAGACGCATTATCTGATAGTAATACGTCAAATTGGATATTGGAGCATTACCCTGACGCATATTTGTATGGTTCACTAATACATTCTGCGCCATATCTAAAAGATGACGCTAGAATACAAGTATGGGCGGCATTATACCAAAGCGCAATTGATTCAATAAACCAAGCAAGTGAAAAAGCTAAATTTGGCGGCTCTGGTCGTCGTATGAAAATAAGGGCATATTAAAATGAGTTTTTCTAATACATTCGAGACAACAGTTCTAACGTGGGTGTTTACAACAGGTAGCGCAACACGCCCCACAGCGTGGCACATAGCATTATACACTGGCGCACCAGATGATACAGGCGGTGGCACAGAAGTGTCTGGCGGTGGATATGGTCGTCAAGCTGTAACATTCACAATATCAGGAAATACAGCGTCAAATAACGCAGCTATTGAGTGGGATACAGCTACATCAGGATATGGCACAGTAACACACGTAGGCGTGTTTGATGCTGCATCTGGCGGCAATTTAATTGCGTATGCTGCATTAACCACAAGCAAAACAATTGATACAGGTGATGTTTTCCGCTTACCATCAGGCGATCTTGATATTACCCTAGACTAATGGCTGAATACCGCAGTGGATATGGACGCAGTACATATGGCTCATATAATTTTGGGCTAGATGGCTTTGTCACGGATGGCGCTGGCACAATTATCACAGTTGCGTCTACAGCGTCAGCTTCAGTGCGTGTTAGGTTAAGTGCATCTGACATAATCACAGTATCCACTACTGCAACGCAAGCGCAAAGAGTGCGTGAAGCATCCGCAAGTAGCACAACATCATCAACAACGTCTGGTTCTGCCCAGCGTGTGCGTGAAGTTGCATCAGCAATACCTGCTAGCTCATCTACATCTGCTGTAGGCGCAAGAACACGTAACTCAAGCAGCGCAATAGCAACAACATCTACAACCAGCTCAGATATGGTGCGTGTGAGACATGCAATATCAAATATAACACCATCATCTAGCACATCATCAAACGCAGTTGTTGTATTTAGCGGTGCATCGCAAATCAATACAGCACTAAGCACAACTGCTACAGTTAACCGGGTGCAGTTCTCCGCGTCAGCAATTGCAACAGCATTGTCTACGACATGCCGAGCAATTGAGAAGTGGGAAGTTGAACAAAATACGCCTGAAATATGGACACCCCTTGAAAAGACACCCGAAACGTGGCAATATGTGCCTAACGCAGTCAATGATTGGTCTGCCACTTCCCCTACATAGATGGAATGGACAGCTTCATAGGCAAGAAGTATAACTTTGGCTAACG